AAGACTGGAGCAGATGCTAAAAAAATGTTCACAGATAAAGTTGTCCCGATATCCGTTAACTATCCGTTTTTCTTCAAGCCGATCCAGGATGGTATGGATCGTCCTAAGACCGAACTGGCATATAGAGTCCCAGCTTCAAAACTTACTAGACGTAAACTAGATGACAATGTTAAGTTAAAAGAATTACAAGGTCTTGACACGACTATAGATTGGAAAAATACAGGTGATAACTCTTACGATGGTGAAAAGTTAAAGCTATTAGCCCATGATGAAAGTGGTAAATGGGAAAGACCTGACAACATATTAAACAACTGGAGAGTTACAAAAACTACATTAAGACTAGGACGTAGGATCGTAGGTAAATGTATGATGGGCTCAACTTCAAATGCATTAGATAAAGGTGGAGACAACTTCAAGAAATTATATTATAATTCAGACGTTACAAAAAGAAATAGAAACGGACAAACAAGTAGCGGACTCTATTCTCTTTTCATCCCTATGGAATGGAACTACGAAGGATTCATGGATTCTTTTGGATCACCTGTATTCATTACGCCAAAAAATAAAATCCTCGGAATTGATGGTGCGCCAATTGATATTGGAGTCATCGAGCACTGGGAAAACGAGGTTGATGGATTAAGAAACGATAGTGATGGTTTAAATGAATATTATAGACAATTTCCTAGAACTGAACAACACGCTTTCAGAGATGAAAACAAAAACACCTTATTCAATTTAACTAAGATATACGAGCAGATAGATTATAATGAAGAAATGGCTAATGAAAAATCTGTTACAAGAGGAAATTTTGGCTGGAACAACGGTATGATTGATACTAATGTTACATTTTATCCTAATAAAGACGGTAGATTTTTAATATCATGGGTTCCACCTAAAAACTTACAAAACAGTGTAATAGTAAAGAATGGTATTAAGTACCCTGGTAATGAGCATATTGGAGCGTTTGGCTGTGATAGTTACGATATATCAGGAACTGTTGATGGTAAAGGATCTAAAGGCGCACTACATGGATTAACTAAGTTTTCAATGGAAGATGTGCCGCCAAATCACTTTTTTTTAGAATACATATCAAGACCACAAACGGCAGAAATATTTTTTGAAGACGTATTAATGGCTTGTCATTTTTATGGTATGCCTATACTAGCAGAAAATAATAAACCTAGACTATTGTATTACTTTAAACGTAGAGGATACAGAGGTTTTAGTATGAATAGGCCAGATAAAGTGTGGAATAAATTATCAGTAGCTGAAAAAGAAATAGGTGGAATACCTAACTCTAGTGAAGATATTAAACAAGCACACGCTGCGGCAATAGAACATTACATAGAGAATTACGTAGGTAGAATTGAAGACGGAAATGGTGACATGTATTTTCAAGAAACATTAAGTGATTGGGCTAAGTTCAATATAAATAATAGAACAAAGCATGATGCTTCTATTAGTTCTGGACTAGCTCTTATGGCTTGTAATAAGAATAGATACAGACCAAACATGGAAATTACTAAACAACCTATGTCGCTTACTTTTAAAAAATATAATAACACAGGATCTATTTCACAAATAATATAATAAATGCAGATTTACACAAACAATAATAGTTCATTTCCAGATCAGGTAGTACCTGATGCAGTCAAAGAGACATGGGAATATGGTAAAAAAGTAGCATGGGCTATAGAAGGGGATTGGTTTAGTGGGACTAGATCTGGAGTTGAAAACAGGTTTAATACTAATTACAATAACTTTAGGATGCGTAGACTTTATTCTAGAGCTGAACAACCTGTGCAGAAGTATAAAGATGAATTAGCAATAAATGGAGATTTATCTTACTTAAATCTAGACTGGAAACCTGTACCAATTATACCTAAGTTTGTAGATATTGTTGTAAATGGTATGGATGATAAGCTGTATGATGTTAAAGCTTTTGCTCAAGATCCAGAATCAAGAAAACAAAGATCTAAGTACGCAGAAGATATTTTAAGAGATATTCAAGCACAAAAGTTTTTAAATATTCTTAAAGGTGATATTGGTTTAGATTTATTTAACACTGAGCAACCAGAAGAATTACCTGAAAATCAAGAAGAATTAGATTTACATATGCAACTAAGCTATAAACAAGCTAGTGAAATAGCATGTGAAGAAGCTATTACAAATACTTTAGAATTTAACAAATATTATTTAACTAAGCGTAGAGTAATAGAAGATTTAGTTGTGTTAGGGATGGGTGCAGTTAAAACAAACTGGAATAGAGCAGAGGGTGTTACGGTCGATTATGTAGATCCAGCAAGGATGGTTTATTCTTATACAGAAGATCCTAACTTTGAAGACATGTGGTATGTAGGAGAAGTTAAAAATATTACGTTAGCAGAAATAAAAAAAGAATTTCCACACTTAACAGATGCTGACATGGAGAGGATCCAAAGGTATCAAGGTAATAGTAATTTTCTTTATAATTGGAACGGTCGTAATGACGGTAATGCTATATATGTATTATATTTTGAATATAAAACATATAGTAATCAAACTTTTAAAATAAAGAAAACCGCAACAGGTTTAGAAAAGTCTTTAGAAAAACCAGATACATTTGATCCAGAAGCAAATGACAACTTTGATAAAGTTAATAGATCTATAGAAGTACTATATAGTGGTGCTAAAATTTTAGGTTACGATGAACTTTTAAAATGGGAACTTTGTAAAAATATGACTAGGCCTAAGTCTAATTTAGTTAAGGTTAATATGAATTATACCATATGCGCTCCTAAATTATATATGGGTAGAATAGAAAGCTTAGTAAGTAGAATGATGGGTTTTGCTGATATGATACAGTTAACTCATTTAAAAATACAACAAGTAATATCTAAGTTAATACCTGATGGTGTTTATATGGATGTTGACGGTTTAGCAGAGGTTGATCTAGGTAATGGCACTAGATACAATCCACAAGAAGCTTTAAATATGTATTTCCAAACTGGTAGTATATTAGGTAGATCAATGACAACAGAAGGTGATCCTAATCCTGGTAGAATGCCTATACAAGAATTACAATCTAGTTCTGGTGGTCAAAAAGTACAATCTCTTATATCTACTTACCAGTACTATTTACAAATGATTAGAGATGTAACTGGATTAAATGAAGCTAGAGATGGTAGTATGCCTAACTCAGACTCATTAGTAGGTTTACAAAAGCTAGCAGCAGCTAATTCTAACACAGCTACTAAGCATATATTAAATTCTTATTTATATCTTACTGTTAGAACGTGTGAGAATATAGTTAATAGAACATCCGATAGCATTGAGTTTGAATTAACTAATGAAGCTCTTAAAAATAGTATATCAACTTGGAACGTTGGTCAATTAGATGATATGGTTAACATGCATTTATATGATTATGGTTTATACTTAAGTTTAGTTCCTGATGAATTAGAAAAAGAACAACTAGAACAAAACATACAAGCTGCATTACAAAGTGGTAGTATAAATCTTGAAGATGCGATAGATATTAGGCAGATAAATAACCTTAAGTTAGCTAATCAAATGATTAAGCTTAAACGTAAGAAAGCTGCTGAAGCGGCACAAGCTGCTCAACAAGCAAATATTCAAGCACAGGCTCAAGCCAACACAGAATCTCAACAAGCAGCTGCATTAGCAGAAGCACAGAAACGAGAAGCTATAGCAGATACTGAGGTTAAGATTGAAAAAGCAAAAAGCCAATTTGCGATAGAAAAGATGGAAGCCGAAGCACAAATAAAAAGACAGTTAATGGAGTTAGAGTTTAACTACAATATGCAGCTAGGGCAACAAAAGGTTAATAGAGAACAGGAAAGAGAAAAAGATATTGAAGAACGTAAAGATAAACGAGCAAGAATTATAGGCACACAACAAAGTGCAATTGCTAATCAAAAACAAAAACAAGGTGATGCGATAGATTTTGAAAATCCAGCGGTACAAGATGATTTAGAAGATCCGCTTCAAAGTATATTGAATCAATCTTAATTATTAATTTATATTATATTATATCATGGCAAAAGAAAAAGTAACAGAAGAAGGTTCATTTAAAATGCCTTCTAAAAGAACCAAACCAAAACCTAGAAATCTAGGAAAAATAGATAACATAAGCAAAGTCGATTTAAAACCTAAAAAAGATGCCGTTCAAGAACAGTCAAAAGAACAACCCGTTTCAGAAACAAAAGAACAACCCAAAGTTGAAGTTGAAGAAATTAAACAACCTGAAACACAACCAGAAGAACCTGCCAAAGCACAGGAGGAAGTAACAGTAATAAATGAAAAACCTAAAGAAGTAGCTAAAAAAGAGCAAGAAGTTAAAGATGCTATTAGAGATGAAAAGGTTTTAGGAAGACAATTACCAGAAAATATAGAAAAATTAGTTAAGTTCATGGAGGACACTGGTGGATCTGTCGAAGATTATGTTACATTAAATAAAGACTACACGAAGTATGATGATACTTTATTAGTAAGAGAATATTATAAAAAAACTAAACCACACTTATCGGATGATGAAGTTAGTTTCGTAATGGAAGATAATTTTACATTTGATGAAGAGGTTGATGAAGAAAGATTTATAAAGAAGCAAAAGCTGAAATATAAAGAAGAAGTTGCAAAAGCCAAAACTTTTCTCGAAAAAATGAAAAGTAATTATTATGATGAAATCAAGTTGAGGCCGTCAGTTACTAATGAGCAGAAAAAAGCTATGGACTTTTTCAATAGATACAACGAAGAGCAATCTAACATACAGACTAGGAGAGAAGAATTTTTACAAACAACTAATAACTATTTTCAAGAGCAATTTGAAGGTTTCAATTTTGAAGTTGGAGATAAAAAGTTTAGGTATAAAATCTCAAATCCTAATGAAATGGTTGATAAACAAGCTGATGTCGGTAAATTCATATCTAAGTTCATGGACAAAGATGGAAGAATTAATGATATCGATGGTTATCATAAAGCCATTTATGCTGCTAGAAATGCAGATAGAATAGCAGAACATTTTTATGAGCAAGGCAAAGCTGATGCTACTAAAGATATTGTTGCTAAGTCTAAAAACATTAATAGTGAACCTAGATCCGGTAATACAGGTGAATCATTACCTAATGGCTGGAAGGTTAGAGCAATCACTGGTTCAGATTCTACTAAGTTGAAAATTAAAAAAAGAACATAAATAAAAAACAAATAAAATGGCGTTAGTACCAGGCGGGAGTTTTCCCGCAAAAATCGTTCCTGCACAAAATAGAGTTGTTGTACAGGACAATTACATTGATTTCAACAGCGTTGCTGGTGGACAATGGGCTCAACAATATCTACCTGAGCTTTACGAACAAGAGGTAGAAAGATACGGAAACAGAACTTTATCTGGTTTCTTGAGAATGGTTGGAGCTGAAATGCCAATGACATCTGATCAAGTTGTTTGGTCTGAGCAAAACAGATTACATATTGCTTATAACAATGTAGCTGTTGCTGTCGCTGGTGGTGGAGCACCTCAATATGACATTACTATTACTTTACCTGCTGGAGCTACACAAGGAGCTGTTAGAACTGGAGCTACAATTTTGGTTTCTGATAACGCAACAGGTTTAAGTACTGCTAAATTTTTAGTAACTAATGTTACTGGTGGTACACTTAATGGTTTAGTTGCTGAATGTTACGAAACTGTACCTGCTGCTTTAACTGCTGGTGGTGCAAAATGTAGTCTATTCGTCTATGGTTCTGAATTTCCAAAAGGAAGTGAAGGAATGAAAGGCGCTATCGAACCAGCTGTATCTACTTTCACTAACTCTCCAATTATCATTAAAGATAATTACGAGCTAAGTGGATCTGATGCTGCTCAAATTGGTTGGATTGAAGTTGCTACTGAAGACGGAACTTCTGGATACCTATGGTATTTAAAAGCTGAGTCTGAAACTAGACTAAGATACGAAGATTACTTAGAGATGGCAATGGTTGAAGGTGAACTTTGGTCACATGCTGCTACAGCTTTTGGTGGTCAATTTGGACCTGCTGGTGGAACACAAAACATCAAAGGAACTGAAGGTTTATTTGCTGCTATCGAATCAAGAGGTAATGTATTCTCTGGATTTGCTGGTGCTGCTGGACCTGGTTCTGGAGCAATTGCAGATTTTGACGAAATTCTTAAGAATCTTGATAAGCAGGGTGCTATTGAAGAAAACATGCTTTTCTTATCTAGACAAACTGCTTTAGATTTTGATGATATGGTTGCTGCTATGAATGGATCGTTTGCTTCAGCTGCTGCTGCTTCATACGGTTTATTTGACAACGAGAAAGAAATGGCGTTAAACTTTGGATTTACAGGTTTTAGAAGAGGTTCTTATGACTTCTACAAAACAGACTGGAAATATCTGAATGATGCATCTACTCGTGGTTTATCTAAGCAAATTGATGGTGTGATGATTCCTGCTGGAACATCTACAGTATACGATCAAATGTTAGGATCTAACATCAGAAGACCTTTCTTACACGTAAGATATAGAGCGTCTGAAACTGAAGATAGAAGATTCAAAGCTTGGATCACTGGATCTGTTGGTGGTGCTTACACTTCTGACTTAGATACAATGAGAGTTAACTTCTTATCTGAAAGATGTTTAGTTACTCAAGCTGCTAACAATTTTGTATTGTTTACAGGAGCATAAAAATAATGGAGGGTGAAAGCCCTCCTTTTATAAATCTTAAATAATACTTAACATGGCAAACTTAATAAGAATTCCAATTAAAGGAGCTTCTGTTGGAAATAGCAATGAACCAAGATATGGTATTGTAAATGTTGATGGTGCGTATGATGCTGCGGTAAGCGGTTCAAACGAACATATAGATATTTATTCTACAATACCTGCAGGTGGTGCAAATGTTATAATTACAACAATAAGCTACTATGCAAATGGCGGTGGAACAGCTGTCGTTACAGCGCAAGATATAGAGAACTTCAAAGATCTAATCCTTGAATCTAATCAGAATCCTGCGTCTAATCCAATTTTTGAACTAGAGGGTGCTGCTACTGCAGCTGCTGCTGACTTAGAAGATTATCAAGCTGATAACTTCTCTATCTCAGCTGGTACTCCGAAATAATTAACATTATGGCAAATTATATAAAAATACCTTTATCATTGAATCCAGGTAGACCAATGTTAACAGGTACGGGGTCTTTAACTACTTCAATAACAACTAACAGTACAGACGCGACTAACCAAGTTGCTACTGCAACTGCTTTTACAACTGATGGATTAGGTACATCAGGTGTAGTAGATTTAACAATCGCTGGTAATACAGTTACTGTTGCATCTGTTGCTACAGCAGGTGATGGTTATAAAGCTGGTGACACTTTAACTTTTGATCAAAGTGTTATCGGTGGAACGACTGACGTTGTTATAACTTTAGTCGCTGCTGATTTAGCAACTTTTGAAGGAAGTGATACAAACCCTTATCAAATGATACCAGTAGATAACATCGCGTGTGTTGAACCTGTTTCAGCTACTCAATGTAAATTAGTTACTAACCTTTGGGATAGTACTGATACAAAAGAGTGGACAGTTACAGTTTCAAATGCACCTGCATCTACTAAAGAACAGCTATGTGCTGATCTAGCTGAGGCTATTAATGAAGCTTCACAAAATGAAAACGAGCAACCTGAAGTTAAGTTCTTTAACTTAGCTACAGTAGAAGACGTTGATTTAAGCTAATACAAAAAGTTATCCCCACTTCGGTGGGGACTTTTTAATTTTATTATATATTATGGAAACAAAAGAAAAAAAAGCTCCAGTTAAATGGGAGTATAAAGATAGAAATTATTATTTAGTTAATGGTAAAAACCCATTAACAATGACTATACCTAGTAGACATTCACGTAGATATCCACTTCTACATTTTGATGAAAACTTAGGTTATCAAAGAGAATTAAGATACGCAAGTAATCAACAAACACCTTATGTAGATGAACAAAAAGGTGAAGTTACTTTAGCTCATGTAGTTTTTCACAATGGCCACTTATTAGTACCTAAAGAAAAAAGAAATCTACAAGAGTTTTTAAATGTACATCCTCATAAAGATATTATATTTTCAGAGTTCGATGCAGCTGAAGAAGCTGAAGATCACTTTGATCATTTAGAAACAGAGATTGAAGCTATGAACTTAGCTTACGAAATGGAGATTGATGAAGCGGAGGCAGTGCTTAGAGTAGAAGTAGGTTCTGATGTTACTAAATTATCTTCTAAAGAAATAAGAAGAGACGTTGTTGTTTTCGCTAAAAGAAATCCTCAACTATTTTTAGATTTAGCAGAAGATGATAATTTAATATTAAGAAACTTTGCTATTAAAGCTACTGAACAAAGAATAATTAAGTTAGCAGAAGATCAAAGAACTTTTTCTTGGGCTAGCAACGGTAGAAAACTACTAACAGTAGGTTTCGACGAAAACGCTTATTCAGCTATAGCTGCTTGGTTTAAAACTGATGAAGGACTTGAGGTTTATAAATCTATAGAGAAAAAAATAAAATAACAAGTGATACTAAATAAGGCGGCTATGCGGCCGCCTTTTTTTTAAATAAAAACTATGCCAGGATTTAACAGTATAAATGTTAATACCGTGTATCAAACGGTGTTAAGTATATTAAACAAAGAACAAAGAGGTTACATTACACCTTACGAGTTTAACAACTTAGCTAATCAAGTTCAACTGGAGATTTTTGAAAGTTACTTTGAAGATCTAAATGTTTTTTTAAGATCACCTGAAAATAGTAGTGAATACTCTGATAGAGTAAAATCTTTAAGAGAGAAAATATCCGTGTTTGAAACTACGTCTCAACTAAGTATAGGTGTAGGAGGTACTGGTGTACTAACAGGTTTAACACCTAGTCTACATAGGTTAGGATTTATAACTTATAAAGATGGTTCTAAAACACCTGTGGAATTACAAGAAGTTACCCCTCATGAATTTACTTTAGCTCAAAGATCTACTATAGCTCAATCAAGTTCTAGTTATCCTGTTTACTATCAGACTGGACCTACTATAAACGTATTTCCTCAAACAGCTACAAGCCCTACAGCACCCATACAAAGATATGATATATTTTATGTAAGAGTACCTAACGTAGTTAATTGGGCGTACACTGTAAATAGTGTTGGTGCATATATTTACGATCCTGGAGTTGCTTCAGTTGATTTTGAAATATCAGATGTAGACCAAACGGAGGTTATATTAAAAATATTAGCTTATGCTGGTGTTGTTATTAGAGATAGTGAAATTACACAAATGGCTTCTCAAGCAGCTGCAGTACAAGATCAAAAAGAAAAAATGTAAAACATGGGACTTATAAAAGAAGATAACGCACAATATTACTCTGGTCAAAAAATCATTGATAACTCTGCTGGTGCTGGGGTTAAATCATTTACATTTTCAAATTACAATACTGAATTAGTCAGTGCTTTTGGAGAACCACAAGTAGCACCGTCTAACTGGACTAGGATAGCATCAGCTTCAAATTTTGAAATATATCACGGAACAGGAGCTCCATTGGTTTTTACTAAAATAAATGAAGATCAATTTAAAGTTTCAGATCCTACTGCCAATACTATAGAAATGCCACCAGCTAGTGCTGGTATAACAGGCGGTGTAGTAATGTGTCAACTAATGCCAGCTGCTATTAATGCTAATTATGGTGGATATAGTTGGACTCCACTAAATGATATTATAGATAATTTTATGTTTGCTTATGTAGGTGAAGATAAAATACTACAAAGAGTAAAACGTAATGACGTTATATTTCATGCTAAAAGAGTTTTACAAGAATTAAGTTACGACGTTTTAAAAGTAATAAAGTCTCAAGAATTAACTATACCACCTAACCTTTCTGTTCCTATACCTCAAGATTTCGTGAATCAAGTGGCGTTGTCGTGGGCTGACAGCTCAGGCGTAATGCACCCTATATATCCCTTAAATGGATTGAGTGGCAACCCATATGATTTACCAATACAAGATAATAAAGGTATACCTACACAAGACTCTTTTGCTAATAACATAGATGCAGATCAATCGTTAATAGAGCAAAGGTGGAAAAAAGCTACTTCTAATGAAATAACAGGAGACTATGATGCTTACAATGCTACAGGTGTATTTGACTACGTTTGGTGGAAACAAGCATATGGCCAAAGATATGGTTTAAATCCAAGTACTTCACAAGAAAATGGTTGGTACAGTTTAAATGAAAGAACTGGTAGGTTTTCGTTTAGCAGTAGTTTAGCTAACAGGTGTATTGTATTAGAATATGTTTCTGATGGTTTAGCATATGATGATGACACTAGAATACCTAAAGTAGTTGAAGATGCTATGTACGCTTCTATAATGTATAATATTCTATCTGTTAGAAGATTTTCTGATCCAAACATGATACAGCTATACAAGAGAGAAAAATACGCTAAAACTAGAAATGCTAAAATAAGATTACAAGATTTTAATTTAGAAACATTAACACAGACTTTTAGAAATCAGTCTAAGTGGATTAAACATTAATTAAATGCAACAAACCTATAAACACTCTTTTACAGATTCTAAAATGCAAAAGGATCTGGACTCTAGACTTGTGTCTCCACGCGAGTATAGAGACGCTGTTAACGTAGCTGTTTCAAGATCTGAAGGAGCTGATGTTGGTGCGTTAGAAAACATACTAGGAAATGAGTTCATTAGTGCCCTACAATATCCTGGTGCTACTATAGATACTAGATTTTTTATAATAGGTTGGTACATAAATGAAGATCAAGATTATATATATACTTTTGTAACTAATTACAAAGATAATTCTGCTACTAAACTAGACAATCCTGCAGGTCCTTTAGCATACTGTTCTATAGTGGAAACAAATACAAAAACAGGTAACTCACAAGTCTTAGTTACTGGTTCCTTTTTAAACTTCTCGGAAAATAGTCCTATTAATCATGTAGATTTAATAGAGGATCTTTTGTTTTGGACTGATAATAGAAATCAACCACGACAAATAAATGTTACTAAAGCTCGATCAAGTGTAAACTACTACATAAAAGAAGAAGATATATCTGTAGCTAAGTATTATCCTTATAATCCTATAAAGATAAAGAGGGAGTACACATTAACTAATTGCGTTTATGTTAAGCAAGACTTAGATAAAAGAGTATCACCTTTAGGCGCTTCTGGTTATGACGCTTGGTACGATTATTTTATATTAGAAGATAATCCTAGCCAAGACGTTATAGATGAGTTTATAGACAACATAGGCAGTAAAGGATATGTAGAAGATAGTAATGGAGATAGGTTTGAATTTAAAGTAGCTTTTTTTCAACAAGATGGTTATAACCCAACTAACGCTGGACTAGCTTTAGATGCGGGTTTTTTACCAGCTCCTTTTGATAGCGCTGATAATACACCTGGTAACTCTAATAGAAAATACTTATTATTTATAGATAGAGCTTTAAATAATACTAAGTTCCCAGCATGGGATGAAGCTGATCCAGTTTTAAGCACTTATAAGTTTAAAATTGTTTTATTCTCTCAAAACGCTAAAGATATTAGTAGAGCTTGGGACGATTATGACCAATTTAAACTAACGGTGACAAACCAACTTGGTCCAGCAACACAGTTTGTTGATTCCTCAGCTACATGCTCTAGCTTGATACCAAGTTTATTTTATTTTGGAACTAGAAGTAAACCTAACAATGATAATACTGGTGCACCTGCTTATTGGTCTGCTTGGAATCAACCTCCGGCAAGTACTGCAATTGGTACTTTTACACCATTTAGAACTGTAAATGCTTTCCCAACAAACACAGCATCATCACCAGTAAATCCTCAAGATGCTTACGTAAGGATGACACATCCTAAAATACCAGATACAGATTATGTTGTTGCAGCTTTAATTCTTGCAGCACCTGGAATTAGTGGAGGTCCTGGTGTTTTAAACATAGCAACTAGTAGATATACTAGTCTTAGAGATGGAGCTTTTGACGCTACTTTTGCTGGGTTAAATGCAGAATATGGAATAGCTACTGGTGATCAGATATCTTTTAAATTGCCAAATAAATTTTTTAAACAAGATTTTCCTGGTGATCCGGCTTTTTTAGATGATAAGTTTGTAAGGTTTTCTTATAGGTTTAAATTCGACAATAATGAATATTCTTTATTATCTCCTTTTACTCAAAATGTATTTATACCAAAGCAAGGTGGATATTTTCAAAAGACTATTGGTGCTAATAAACAGAAAGCTAGTTTAAATGATTTCTTAAGTCAAGAACAGCAAGCAGGAGAAAATACTATAGTAGAGTTTTTGACTAATGAAATAACTGAAGTCGCTTTAGATATACCACTACCATGCCCCGCTAATGAATTAGGAAATAAACTTAAAGTTAGTGAGATAGATATAGTATATAAAGAGTCTACAGCGCTAGCATTAAAAGTTGTAGAAACATTAGATATTCAAGATTATAATTCAGTAACTACAAAATTTATTTCTTACAAGTACCAAAGTAGAAGACCTATAAAAGTTCTACCTGACAGTGTTATAAGTAGAGTTTATGATAAAGTTCCTATTAGAGCAGCTACACAGGCTTCTGCAGGTAATAGAATAATATATGGAAATTTTATAGATGCGCATACTTCTCCACTAACGTTAGATTACCTAGTTGGAGTTAGTGCTAAGTTTACACCTGCGTTTAAACAATACAATGCTAGTGACATAGCTTATCCTAATCATACTTTAAAACAAAATAGAACATATCAAGTTGGTATTGTGTTACAAGATAAATACGGTAGGTCTTCAGATGTTATTTTATCATCAGTCAGAGATAGAAGTTATGAGGAAAAAACAGGACCATTTGCTAACAATCCTATAGTTTTTGGTGGATCTACAGTATATACACCTTACTTCGATAGTGTAACAGAAAAATTAACTTCAACAGCTTCTGTTCCCGCTTCACAGAATCCTAGAGCAGGTATTGTTGATTGGCCTGGTGATTCTCTTAAAATTCTTTTTGCAAATACTATACCTAACGTTATAACTAGTAATGATGGTTATCCTGGTTTATATAGTAATGTAAAAACAGCATTAGAATTTGCTAGCTCAGGAGGAATTAATATAAACAATTTAAACTCTTTAAGATTCAACCCTGCTATAGGTGATATAAGTTTAGCTTCTGTTGGCAATTACGTTTCTTACACTTTATCAGGGACGAGATATGAATTTGAAATAGGAGCTATAGATTTAACTAATAATATATTATGGGTAGCAAATAACGCTTCTTATAGTTTTGTACAGCCAGCTGCTACTGATACGGTTACTATATTAGAAAGAAATAAATTAGGTTTTTATTCTTATAAAGTTGTAGTAAAACAAACTGAACAAGAATATTACAATGTTTATCTTCCTAGTATATTAAATGGAGCTCCTATAATAAAACCTTTTAAATTAGATGTAACTGGAGTTAGTGGCGTTGGTGTTGTTAACAATACGGCAGTAAATCCAGCAGCAGAACCTAAAACATTCTTGTTATTAGAAGGTATGAATTTTACTATTTCAGGAACTGAGTATACTATTACTAATATTTTAAATAATGATAATTTTACATACTCACCTTCTACTTCTTTTGCTGCTACCCCAAACACAGAATTTTTTACAAAGTCTAGTAAAAACATGATAAATGTTACTACTTTATTAACTGATAACGCTAATAAAGTTCCACCTGGATTACTAGAAACAACGCCTGTTCAACAACAATATTCTCCTAGTGATACAACTTTGTATCCTAGGGTAGCCATACAAGAAGGCTATACGCCTACAGGTTTGTACTATACATCTGCAAATCAAAATATTCCTATATTTCCAGGTAGAAGAGATATGAAAGTAAGAGCTGTTGGAAACTTCTTTGCTTTAAATACAGATGCTACTACAGCTGGTTTATATGAAGCACAGTCTGATCCACCATCAGCTAACATTGAAAATGTATTTAAGTTAGGTAGAGATGCAGAGACTGCTTTACCAGACAGCGTTGAACCTTTAGTTTTTTCAGCTTATGAAACCAACCCAACTAAATCTGCACTAGAGATATTTTGGGAAACTGGAACTACAGGTTTAATAGAAGATCTTAACGAAGCTATACTAGGTGCTGATGACGTAGTGTTTGATTTAAGTACAGGATCTTCTCCTTGGAATGAAAGTTTAAATATAACAGGTTCTATATCTAGTCTAAGGTTATTAGTATTTACAGTTAGAAATAATTCAGCTGGAATAATACCACCTGCTAGTTTTAGTAATTGTGTTTTAAAAAATATAACAAACCAAGATGGAACAGTGTCTTATCCAACTGATGGTAGTAATACTCCTATAACTTTATATACTCAAGCTGGTGTTGCTAATACAAAAGTAGATGCTTCATTAAGCGCTAGTCAATTTGGTATTAGTTTAGATCCTAGAGGAAACTTATTCTATTCACAAACTTTAGTAAACAATTTTCTTAATTTTGTATTTGAATGTTCTATAAGTAATCCTTTAGAAAACACTTATGAATTTCCTTTATCATTCACATTGAGAAATCAAGCTCCAAATAGTAATTATGGTGAACCTAATAATCCAAATATTTCTGTAATAAACAACAGTGGTATAAACGAAACTAGAGAAGGTGCAGTTCCAACTGCTGGTTCTTGGTCAAATAATACTATATGTGGAACTTTAGGCGCTAATAACGGAAGCAATAATGCTAATACTCCTCAAGCTTTTGAAGAATTAAATTGGACTATTGAAGTTAGAGATCCTAGTGCTGGAACTTATTATGATTTCTTTTCAAAACATCAAGGTTTAGAGATTGCTAATTATAGTAATCCAAATTTCCCACCTCAACTCAACGGTAAGATACTACAAATAGATGATGTTAAAGACGCTGGTGGTGAGCCATTAAGTGTTAACCCATTACCTTTAAGAATATGCGTTACAGATATGAATGGTTCAGGTTTAAAAACCACTATTAGTGAAATAAATTTAACCATTATATCTTAATTTTTAAAATAAATAAGTGATACTATATTATGGCAGCAATTATAGAAGTAGAATATTATAACTCCTTGTGGTTAAAGAGAGTACTTACACCAGAGACAGCTAAAAATAATACAGAAGACTTAGCAACAAAGCCAGTAATTCCTGGTGGAAGTGGTACGTCACCTAGACGTGGTGTTTTTCCATTGAGTAATGTATACGCTTCTCCACAAACTTTTAATATAACTACAGAGTATCCAGGTGCTGACACGACAATACCTGATAATAGATCTGTTACTATAGAAAACTTTTATTTAGAAGACATGTACATTAAAGGTGGTTTTAATAATACACCTATGGATTATGGCGCTAGAGCTTTTTTGGATAGAGAAGAACCGGTTCAACAAGACAGGTTTGCTGCATTAATATATTCTGGTGTTTTTAATTCTAGAACAGGTGTTAATAGAACTAATGAGTTTCCTATTGGTGATCAAATAACTAAATCAGCAAATCCAGACAACGGTAGTATACAAAAATTATATGCTGAAGAAAACAACTTATTAGTACTCCAGGAAAATAAATGTAATAGAGCTTTGATAGATAAAGACGCTATATACTCTGCTGAAGGTGGTGGTACCGTTACTACTCAAAATGCTGTTATAGGTCAAATAGTTCCTTACGCAGGTGAATATGGTATTAGTAGAAATCCAGAAAGCTTTTCTATATATGGTTTTAGAAAATATTTTGCTGATAGAAATAGAAGCGCTATATTAAGATTGTCACATGATGGTATTACTGAAATATCAGAATACGGTATGCGTGATTGGTTTAGAGATAATTTAGAAACACTTGAAGACAATATAGTAAATGAGTTTAAACTTAGTTTTGAAAAAGCTAAAATAGTACAAGGCGAAAGTTTCTTCTGTGTTGAAAATTCAACACCACAATTACTAGGTGAGTTAGCATTAGGTGGTTATGTTATTGAAGATGGTACTGGTATTGGTTTAGGTTATATAACTGAAATAGACTTAAATCCAGCAGTACCTGTTACAGGTTATCCTGTACAAATACAATTAGATAGAACTGTATCTTTAGCTAGTGGAACATACCCATCAGGAGAGTTAAAGGTTATTTATTATAGTAGAAGCTATATAAAAGGTGGATGGGATATATACAACAAACAATATGTTTTATCTTTACAGTATAATAATAAAAGTAAAGATCAAGAAGATGATACATTTTATACTTTAGGTTTTGATGAGTTAACTAAAGGTTGGACTAGCTTTTATACATACAGGTTTGAACAATTAGGTAGTTTAAAAGGTAAAGTATATACTACTTACAATAAAAGTTTTGCATTGCCAAATGCTGGCAACTTAGGATATTCTGGTTTATGGATACAGTACTCTAACAACGTTAATAGAGGTAATTTCTACTCGGTTGATAATCCATCTACTGTTACTTTCATAGCAAATCCAAACCCTTCTGTCCAGAAAAACTTTTTAACAATAGATTATGAAGGAAATAGTGGTTGGAAAGTAGTTGCTATATCATCTGACGAAACCGGCTTTGATAAAGAATGGTCTGGTGGAGTACCATTAGGAACTTGGAAACTATACTATGATACTACTAACTTAATAAGAAGTTATTATGAGGGACAATATGATGGTGCTGGTAATACAGGAGCAACAGCTAGCCCTTTAAATCCGCCTTTATTGCACGCTGGGTTTGATAGAAAAGAAAATAGATACGTTGCTAATCTAGTTAATAATAGTAACGCTATGCCAGGTGAAATACAATTTGGTGATCAAATGAGTGGTATAAAAGGTTTCTTCTCAGAAGTAAAAATGAGTACAGATACTAGTACAGATCCAGGTGGTTTTAAAGAACTATACACCGTTGGGTTAAGGTACAATGTGTCTTCAATGTAATTAAATATGAATATAAGAAAATTAACAGAATCTGATTATGAGATTCTAGCTGATTGGTGGAGAGCATGGAAATGGCCACCTATCGAAAAAGACTTTTTACCAGACAATGGAACTGGTGGGTTTGTTGTTTATAAAGATAATGTAATGATAGTTGCAGGGTTTGTTTATATAACTAACTCTAAGGCAGTTTTGCTTGAATGGATAATATCTAATCCAGAATATAAAGAAAATGACAGAGACTTAGCTATAACATGCTTGATAAAGACTGTTGAGAAAATTATAAAAGACTGGGGATATAAATATATATTTAGTATAGGTAGAACAAAAGCATTAATAGATAAACACAAAGAACTAGGTTATCATGTAGATGATACACCATCCTACGAAATAACAAAAATTTTAAAATAAAGAATATGGGAGTAGCAACAGGAGTATTAATAGCAGGTGGTATTGCAGCAGCGGCAGGAGCAACCACTAGTGCTATAGGAGCTAGCAAAGCTAAAAATGCTAGAGACGCCGCAACATCACAAGCTGATCAACTGCAACAACAGTTAGAAGCAATGGAGGCTAGTAGACCTGCATTTAAAAATCCATATGAAAATTTACAAAATCAATTTGAAAACTTAAATAATCCATATGCTAATTTAACTGTATCTACCGAAGCTGCTAAGATACAAGCTGAAGAAGCTGACATAGCTTTAGCCAATAGCTTAGACATGATGCAAGAACAAGGCATGGGTGCTGCTGGTGCTACTGCTTTAGCTCAAATGGCTTTAAAAAGTAAAAGAGGTATTGCATCTACTATCAATGCTCAAGAAACTCAAAACAAAAAAATGGCTGCTGAAGGTCAAGCTAACGTAGATAAACTTAAAGCTGAAGGAGCTCAGAAAATAGATATGATGAGAGCTAAAGGTGATGAAATGGAACAGAGAGATGCTATACAATGGCATGAGAAAAAACTAGATCGTACTGCTGGTTTAATTGATAATGCTAGACAAAATGCTGCAGATGCTGACGCTGCTAGAAATGCGGCGATAATGGGTATTGGAACCTCAATAGCAAATGGAGCTGGTATAATAGCTGGAGGTTTTGGTACAGGAAAATCATCAACAGGAACAACACCAACTTAATTTTAAATTATTAAATAATGAGTTACGCTAAACCACAAAGAATTATAGATAAAAGTTTTGATGCATTCATAAAGGGCGCAAAAGAAATTACAAACTCAGCAGCAAAAACTGCTAATACAATATCGGAGAATACTATACGTCAGAAAAAAGAACAAGCAGCTCTTCAAGAAAAAAGAGATGACGAAGAGATGGCTATGAATGAAAAAGCTAATACTTTTGGTAGTACTGGTGATGCTCAACTTGATGAAAATATTGTAGGTTTTTGGAACGATAAAGTAGATGAATACTTTCAAATAAAAAATGCTATGCAAAATGGTAGCATAAGTAGACGTGAAGGTAATTTAGCATTGACTAGAATAGAAGGTTTATCTAAACAATTTAAAAATCAAGCAGCTTATCTAGCTGGTCAAGTGTCTAATTATAGAGATGATTCTAAAATTCAAACAGGTGCGCCTGGTTCTATAAGTTCTGTTAGTTCTCAAGAAAGTCAACAAGTATTAAACACCATGATGGAAGGTGGTAACGTACAAGTAGTAGAAAGAGGTGGTGTTATATATTACTATACACCAGATACTGTAGATGAAGATGGTAACGTTACTAAGAAAGGTGCAATGTTAAATGGTTCTGAGTTAATGGCTAAGGCCGCTACTGGTGATGGACTATATAGTAAGGTTCAAGATATATCAGCTATGGAACAACAGTTATTTAATAAAGCTTTAAATGTTGATGATATAGTAGATGAAACATATATTAAAACAACTTCAGAAACAAAAGACGGTAAGATATATAAAACTAGAGAAATAACAGATCCTGAGTTAGCTATGAATACTTTACTAGAAAGCCCAGGTATGGATAGTATAATTAGTAATTCAGATGTAATGACTAGTTATTTCCAAGATGTGATACCAGATGATGGAGAAGATGGTTATTCTTTAACAGAATACTATAACAGTGATAGTGGTCAAGCTATGAGAGACGCTGGAGTTACTTTAAATGATTTTGTTAATAGCAGATGGGGTGAACAGGTAGGTGAACCAGATGATCCTAAAAATGAAGCTATGGCTGCTGCTCAAGAAGATGCTGCAAAAAAATGGATAGCTAATGATACTTTAAATAAAAATACTCCAGGTTTAAATAGCATTAAAGGTAATTACTTTAGTATTGAAAATGCACCTAAGCCAGAAAAGCCAGATGTAAAAGAAGAAAAAGGTCTTCCTTATTCAGCTACTATTAAAAATGAAATAGTTCAAGGTCAATCTAAATATGATGAGGGTATGAAAACAATAACTACATTGTATCAAAACGGTGAACCTACAGCTGAACAAATTGTTGAAACATTAAACAACGCGCCTTATACTAAAGGCCATGGAGCTCAAGATTATTGGGTTGGTGCTGGTAAAGAAGAAAATGCAGATGGAGAGATGGTTGATGTAGATCCACAAAGACCTGGTGAAGTTGGAATGGTTTATGGTACTGGTAATAGTCGTGGTTTTTCTATAGATTATTTCACAGGAAACGAAGGTCATGATAATTTAAACACAATGTATCTTGGTCAAATATTTAAGAATCAAGAAACTATTGATCACTTTAAAAATAACCAACCTAAGTTTGTACCAACCGATGAAGACAAAAAGAAAATAGCTGCCGCTAAACCAGGTGATAAAATCACATTGAGTAATGGTTATACTATAACAAAAACTTAAATAAGTATTTATGGGAAATGAACATGATTGGTTACCTGAAGGATTTGAAATTGTTGACGAAGGAAAAAAATCTCAAGAATCTAATAGTCCAGACTGGTTACCAGAAGGTTTCGAAATCGCAGGAGATGAAGCACAACCTGACAATCAAGCTGGTGTAGCTCAACCTGAAGGCGGAGAAGAGACTACAGAAGTAACTGAAGAGGTAGCAGAACCTACTGCAGAAGAACTAGTAGAGTCAGACATAAATAATTTACAAAACACTTTGTATGAGGATAAGTTAGTTGCTGCTGCTAATGAACGAGCTGAAAAGTTAAAGTTAGCTAAAGAAGCAGATACAGCATATGAAGAAAGTAAAAAATCTAAAGCTAAAGAATTAGAAGCAGAAAAGTTTGAAAATGAAACATATGGTGGTCGTAACACTAAATATAAACGTGTAGAAATAGAACAACCTGATGGGTCTGTAAAGTCATATTCTTACACTGACGTTTTTAAAATGCACGGCGATGTAGACGAGTACGTTAAAAGATGGAGAGGTAAAGCTAAGATTATAGACAACACACCAGTTGAAGAGGTTAAAGAAGAAGTAGTAGTATCAGATCCAGAATTACAAGCTAAATTAGATAAAGAAGCTAAAGAACGTAAAGAAAATATAAAGAAGTTAGAGGCAGAAGAGCAAGCTAGAGCTAGAAAATTGTCTAGCTTAGAAGCAAAAAAAGAGTATAGAAACGAGTACACTAGCGCAAAGGTATTAAGTAAGGATTTAGCGACTATAGATGAAAATGAAGATAGAACTAAGAAGCAGCTAGGTAGAACTATATATGAAAACATTAGTACTAGAATAGACAGTAGTAATAGAGATGCTGAAGACGACGTTTGGTTTAGTACTCTTGACGAGGATGAGTTAATAGAGACTATAGAACCAGATGGTAAATTTTATGACGATGCTCAAGCGAAGTTGTATATGAAAGAGTTTTTTAATAACGATAAAGATCTTTATAATAATTGGAAACAATACCATAATTCAGAAGGAGAAGATTATGACTTTGAGTGGACTAAAAATTATGTAGGAGAAAACGTAGTTAAAAATGCTATTAGAGAAGCTAAAGCTGGTGCTCAAGAAATGTTCTATGTAAACAATGAGTACACTCCACAGCAAAGAAGAAGAACATCTGAGTTTATGTTAGAAGATTATGTTGGTGTTGATGAATTAGCTAAAGCTAGACAAGATCATAAAACAGAACATGATAGACATGCAGACAACGTAAGAGCTTACAATGACGATGGCAAAAGAGGAGATTTAGTTAAGGTAAATACAGCTTTTGGATCTATGTACGTACCAGCAGGTATTTACTCTCAATCAAAAGTATATGGTTCGACAGAACAGGGCGGGATTGGTCAAGATGGTGCTTTTGAAGAAGGACAATTTAGTGAAGGATCTTCTTTATCACAAAAAGAATTAGATGACTTAAGAATTAAGGCAGAAGAAAAAATTATCTTTGCTAATGAGCAAATCAATGAAGACTTTAATAATTACGAAGCTGATGTAAGTTCTTTAGAAACGGATATGAAACCTTTTGTTGAACAAGCTAACGCGGCTAGTGTTATTATACAGAGATTAGAAGACGAAGGAATTAATGCTGATTCACCACCTTCTGTTATAGCAGAATATAATAACGCAGTACAGAGTATAAAAGATGCTCAAGTCGGAATGAAAGAAGCTGGACTACAGCAAAGAGAAGAAGAATTAATAAATACTTACAGCATATTAAAAAATAGAAACACAGAGCTAATGGATAAAGCCGCTAGTTTTGGAGACGTTGACTTAGCTGTTAGAGGTGCTTTGAAAAACTATAGTAACCTACAGAGGATGGGCTTACAGTTGGAAAAAGGGTTTTTAGGTTCTGGTGCAGAAATGATTGGTAGTGCTGCAGCAGGTGTAGGTAATGCTCTTACCTACATGACCGATAAGTTTACAGATGCATCTGACGAAGAGATAGAGTTAATGTATGAAGAAGCAGGTAAGTTAAAAGGTTTAGCTACTAACTACAATAAAGAACTTAATGATTCTTTAAATGAAGACTATATACAAAATATAAGATTTGACGACTCTAGTTGGACCAACATGGATACCTACATGGGTCAAATGTTTGCTAATAATTCACCATCTATATTAACTACATTAATGACTTTACCCATGGGTGGAATGGGTGGTTTATCTACTGGAGCCGCAAGAGGTACAATAGCTTACAGAACAGCTGCTATGAGAGCAAGTTTACAAGCTAGCAAATATTCTCAAGGTTTATTCTTTATGCAAGGATACGGTAGTAAGATGGCAGATTTAGAAATTGCAAGTTTAAACAGTGAACAGAGGATTGCTGATTTAAATACCGCGTTAGAAAATGCTAAGTCACCATTTGAGAAAGACATGATAGCTGGTCAGATCAGTGAAATAAATAGACAAGTAAGTATACCTCAGTGGCAAAGAACAACTTCTTCTATGATTGCTGGTTTGTCTGACATGTACATGGAAAAACTAGGATCTTTAAGTTACGTAAATAAATTTACAAGAATAGCACCTGTTACTGGATCTAGCACTTTTAAAAAGATGATGTACTCTGGTTTAAACACTGGGTTAAACTTATCTAAAGAAATTGGTGAAGAAATGGGAGTTGAATTAATCAACAACGCTTCCGATATCGTAATGCTAGGTGAAGATAAAAGCTTATTAGATGGTATTAATAAAGACTTTATAGTTAATACTGCTTTTACATCTTTAGCTATACAAGGACCAGGTATGGGTGGTAATGCTTATAATATAATAAGAGATGAAGTTCAAACTGTTAAAGATAGAACTAAAACATTACAAAGAAGAAATGAGTTATTTAATATTAGAAAAAAATTAAACGACACAGGAAATCCTATAACAGTAAAAGAAAGAAAGAAATTAGTTGCTAGACAAAGAGCAATTATAAGAGCTGAGTCTATGCAGGACGTTATGAAGACTCAGAAGCTGGCTAGAATGAGCGACACTGAGGTTAAATCTTTATTTAATCTTAATGCTAAAAAAAGAAAGCTATTAAAAGATATAAGATCTAATGCTGCTCAAGGTATATCTAAGGCAACTAAAAAAAATAGAGACAAGTTAGTTGCTGAGTATAAAAAAGTAGATGCTAGACGTAATGATTTACTTTCAAGAGAAGCTAGAAACAGACAAGAAGCTGCTAAAGACAATTCCGATCCAGCACAACTAGAACATAATATGGGGTTAAATGATTTTTACACTGATGTTGTAGAAATGAATCAAGCTATGAATGATGGTGGCTTTACTAAATATGAAGGAGAAAACAAACCCGATATAGAAAGTTTAAAAAGAAAAGGGTTAAGTGATGCTGATGCAAAAGCGGTTGTAGCTGCTTATGATAAGGGTTCTAATGCGGCTAATATTGGTAACGATATATTTATATTTCAAGAAAACATAAAACGAGGTATGGCTAACACAGATTTAATAACTGAATCTGAGATAGCTGCAGTAGCACCAATGCATGAGTTGTTACATATTCAAAATAGAAAAGCTGGTATTGTTAAAGATAACGTTGTAGTTGGACAAGCTAATACAGCTATAACAGAGCTTGATGGTTTAATGAAAGAAAAATTAGCGTTAAACAAAATAACTCAAGAACAGTACGATAACTTTAATGCTAGAAAAGAATTATACACTACAGATAAAGGAGTTAATGTTGAAGAATTACTTAATTTATATGGGGATTTTGTAAACATAGGAGTATTAACAGCTTCTGGCTTAAACAATATGTATGGTATTAAAAATACTTTATCTACCTTAGTTAATAAATTTAACCCATCTAATCAAGCTTGGTTGTTTCCAATGCAGACGGGTAAAGATGTATTTGGTTATTTAAATAGTTTTCAAAAGTCTGCTAAGAAATATGACATAGCTAGAATAGATGACGACGAAAAGAAAGAAGAAGTAAAAGAATCTTCTAGCTTAGCTGAAATGTCTAAAGACTTTGACATGTCTAAACCATCTGGTAGAACAAGATTTTTAAACGAGAATCTAGCTAAAGATAAAGACGGTAATTTTGTTACTGATATTACTAGATCAAAGTTTGGTCAAGACATAGGAGGTATGATAGAGTCTACAACTAGAAGATTATATGACAAAGTACCAGAAGATTTAAGAAAAGGTGTTACAAGAGATGACTTTAAAAATGATTTAACTACTATGGCTAGTACGTTAATTCAACAAGAGTTTGATCCTAGCAAACAAGACTTAGATAAATTCTTAAGTAATAGACTAAATTTAAGGGCTAATAAGTTAGCTACAGATACATTTGACCAAGAGTTTACAGATGATATAACAGAAGCTAAAGATATAGCCGCAGAAGAAACCGCTGATATAGTTAAAGAAGATAACAAAAAAATAGATCAATCTCAAAGAGGAATTAAATTGGCAAACAGGTTAGTTACTAATGAGGATCAAAAAGAAACATTAGATCAAGCTGTACAAGAAATTAAAAGTGAAATAGATAATTTACCTATAGCAGATTTAGATTTTAAAACCTTAAAAAATATAGCTATTGATAAAGTTCAAGAGTTGTTTGGTATAAAACCTAAAACAGGTAACTTAACTAAAGGAGATGTAGCTAATGCTCAAAACTTTATCAACAAAAATGTAGAAGCTTTAATGACGATGATGCCTGAGGGTGCAACCCGTAGTGGTACTTCAACTGGTGTTCAAAAGGTTTTATTAGATAAGTTATATAAGAAAACGAAAAGAGTAGCAATGTCCGTTACAGGTAGTAAAGCTGGACTTGCTGTTCAAGAAAAACGTAATGACATAACTCAATCTCAGTTTAAAGAAATATTTGGTATTACTCCAGCTGGTACACCTAATATAAGTGATAGAAATACTAGTGCTAGAATAAAAGCTTTAGTAGCTCAAACAGAGCGTATGCTTTCTAATCAAGAAGTAAGAGCTGAATTAGAAAAACGAGGTAGAGATATACCACAAGCTTTGGCTGAAGGTAAAGCTCAAGTAATGTTCTCTGAGTCTTTAAATAAAGTAACACCAGAGCAAAGAAAATTATATGATAAACTTTCTAATGCTAGATCTATTAATGATGTTGCTAAGATACTAGGATTACCTAAGATAACTGTTAATGATGAGAATAGAATAGGTAAACAAATAGCAATACTAGAAGCTATAGTAAAATATGGTTTAAGTTCTAATGTATTTAAAGCAGCTATGCCAGCTTCATCTGGTGCTATTAGAATGAGAGTTGGTAAGGTACCTATGCTAGATATGTATCTTGCAGATAATAATATTAAAGCAGTTAAAGGAGATGTTTGGTATAAGTTAACTAATGGGAAGTTTGCTAAAGGTGTAGAAAAAGGTATAGATAAAAATGGTAATAAAACTTTTTCGCCACCGGTTGATAAGGAAGGTTTACCGTTAACTAATTTAGTTGCACAAAGAGGTAGATTATATTATGGTGTTACTGATCCTGCGTATATAGCAGCGCTAAAAGCTGCAGAGGCAAGAGACGACAAACAAAAACCAAAAAGAATAAGGGTCAAAGGAAAGATTACTCGAAAAGAGTTTAACAAGAATAAACCACAAAGTGATATGAACATGGATATTCTTGAAGATGTTTCTAAACAATTAGGTAACGCTGTGAAAGAGGGAATGAATCCAGCTCTAGCAGCTTTGCTTATTGCTCAAGGATATCAAGCAACTGCTGGACTAATAAAAATTGCTGCTAGGTTTGATAATGTTTCTGATGTCATGGAGTATGGTAAGTCTAAGAAACAAAGAACAGGAGAGAAATATAGAGAAGAACATAATCCACCAGCATCTGTAATAGGTGCTACGCTTATAGGAGCTATAGTTAATAAAAATGTAGACGAAATATTTCCTTTTATTAGAAAAAACTATTCACAGACTCAGCTATCAAAAGCTTCAGATGAATTATTAGATATGGCTAAGTTAGATGCTACTATACCTACTGGTTATAGTATATTTAATGATCCAATAATAAGATTATCTAAAGCTGGTATTAACGGTAATACTATAACAAATCTAATTAGTGGTAAATCTATGATGGAAGATTATGGATTACCTGTGCCTGGTAGACTTAAAAACAATACAGCTGTAGTTGCTTTCCAAAACAATTTAGTTGCTGAAGTTGAAAATGGTAAGTCAATAGAAGATGCTAAGGCAGAGTTAGACGCTTTCTTACCACTAGCTAGTGACATACAAAAGTCTGCTAATGAAAACGTTTCAATGCTTAATGAATCTAAAGTTCTTAATGTTGATGACAACATGAGTCCTGAAGATATACTAAGCAAAGCAAAGACTATAGATGAAGCTTTAGCAAACGCTAGAAAGACTAAGAAAACTAATAAGAAAATAAGAGTATTTGATTTTGATGATACACTTGCTCAAACAAATAGTAAAGTATTTTACACTAAAAAAGATGGATCTCAAGGAGAATTAACAGCAGAACAATTTGCTAGTGACGGAGCTAGACTAGTTCAAGAAGGAGCTGTAATGGATTTTTCTGACTTTGATATAGTAAAAGAAGGTAAACGTGGACCATTGTTTAAAGTAGCTGAAACTATTAAAAACTCTAGAGGTAATGAAGACTTATATGTTCTTACAGCTAGATCACCGCAAGCTCAAGAAGCTATATATGAATTTTTAAAATCAGAAGGTTTAGAATTTAAAAAAGAAAACATAGTAGGATTAGGTAATTCATCAGGTGAAGCAAAAGCTAATTGGATAATAGATAAAGCAGCTGAAGGGTTTAATGATTTCTACTTTGCAGATGATGCTTATCAAAATGTTAAAGCAGTTCAAGATGCTCTTGATGTCATAGATGTTAAGTCTAAAGTACAGCAAGCACACGTGTTAGAATCAAAGAACTTAAATAGTGATTTTAATAAGCTGTTAGAAAACACTACAGGTATAGGTAAACAAAAGAAATATTCTAAAGCTAAAGCTCAAGTAAGAGGCGCTAACAAAGGTAAAGGTAAATTCTGGATACCTTATTCAGCTGAAGATTTTCAAGGATTAATATATAAGACCTTAGCTAAAGGAGCTTTAGGTGATGCACAGATGGCTTGGTACAAGCAACATGTATTAGATCCATATGCTAGAGCGATGGATAATTTTTCTACTGCTAGGTTAAATTTAATGAAAGACTTTAACGCTTTAAAGAAAAAATTAAATGTACCTGCTAATTTAAGAAAAAAGACAGACTCTGGTTTTACTAATGAACAAGCAGTTAGAGTTTACTTATGGAATAAGACAGGACAAAAAGTACCTGGACTATCTGATACAGATTCAAAAGAATTATCTGATATAGTAGAAAATGATCCTCAATTAAAAGTTTTTGCAGATCAAATATTAACTATAACAAAAGGTGATGGATATGGTAAGCCAGGGCAAAGCTGGTTAGTAGGTACTATAACTACAGATTTACTAGATCTACTTAATACAACTAAAAGAGATAAGTTCTTAGAGCAATGGCAGAATAATGTTGATCAAATATATAATCAAGATAATTTAAATAAGCTAGAAGCTATATATGGAGCTAAGTATAGAGAAGCATTAGAAAATGTTTTAAGTAGAATGAAGTCTGGTAAGAACAGATTGTCTAGTGGTAATAGGTTAAGTAATAAAATACTCGATTACATCAATGCTAGTAATGGAGCTATAATGTTCTTTAACATGAGATCAGCTGTGCTTCAAACTATATCTAGTATAAACTTTATGAACTGGAGTTTTAATAATCCTATACAAGCAGGTAAAGCTTTTGCTAATCAACCTCAGTACTGGAGTGATTTCAAAAAGCTAATGAACTCAGACTTCTTAATGGATAGACGTAATGGTTTAAGAATTAATATATCTGAAAGTGAAATAGCTGATGCTGCTAAAACGTCACAGAATAAAGCTAAAGCAGTTTTAAATTACATATTACAAAAAGGTTATTTACCTACTCAATATGCAGATAGTTTTGCTATAGCTTCGGGTGGTGCTACGTTTTATAGAAATAGAATAAATAGTTTAGTCGAAGATGGAATGAAGCTCAAAGATGCTGAAGCGCAGGCTATGCAGGAATTCAGAGAGATTGCTGAGGAAAACCAGCAGTCTAGTAGACCTGATAAAATATCTCAACAACAAGCTAGTGACGCTGGTCGTTTAATACTTATGTTTGCTAATACACCTATGCAGTATGCTCGTATACAGAAAAGAGCTTTTCAAGATTTAGTCAATGGCAGAGGTGATAGAAAAACTAATATAAGTAAAATAATATACTACGGTGTAATTCAAAATATTATATTCAATGCTTTACAACAAGCTGTATTTGCTCTAGGATTTGGTGATGGAGATGATGAAGAAGAAAAGAATAAGAAGTATTTAAAAACAGCTAATGGTATGTTAGATTCTACTTTACGTGGACTAGGTATGGGAGGAACAGCAGTATCTGTTATTAAGAATTTTATATACGATATATATGAAAGATCAGGTAGATCAAGGCCTGAGTATGTAGATTCTGTTTGGAAGTTACTACAGTTTTCTCCACCAATAAGTTCTAAGATATCTCGTATGAGACAAGCGTTGTGGCTGTTTGATAGTAAGAAACGTAGACAAGAAATGTTTGATAAAGGGTTTAGTTTAGATAACCCTGCTTATGATGCTGCAGCTAAAGTTATATCAGCTACTACTAATTTACCTTTAGATAGAGTACTTCAAAAGTTTGATAATATAAACTCTGCTATGAACGAAGAAACAGAGTGGTGGCAATCAGTAGCAATGTTATTAGGTTGGCCTAGTTGGTCGTTAGAAGAAAAAACCTCGTCTACTAAAACTACTAAAAAGAAAAAACCCAAACTTACCGCAAGGCAAAAGTCTGGGAATAGAAAGAAAAGAAAAGTTACAGTAAGAAAAAGATAAAGGAACAAACAAACTGGGCACCATACCCAAAGTTCCTGTAACCAAAAAGGGAGGCCGCAAGACCTCCCTTTTTTATTTAGCAGCTACCACAGTAGCCATTACAATATGGACACATAATATTTGTTTTAAAAATTAAGTAATTTCACAAGCACCACCAGCGCAAGCAAGCTCACCACTAAGATCAGTGTTGTCTTCAGTTTCGATAACATGTTCTAAATTTATATCTTTTAAATGTTGTAACCTATTTATGTAGGTTCCTTCATCAATGTCCTCGAAAGGGGCTTGAGTATATGTTCCACCATCAAATGGTAATACAGATAAACCATTATAGTGTTTTCTGTTATCCCACATCCATTCACCTGCGTCTTCCCACTCTTCAGCTTTTAAACTGACCGTAGCAGAAACATTGTGAGTGTTAGATCCTTTTCTATGACCAGGTGCAACCCACTCTGTAGCAACCTTCTTTATACGTTCAAGTAATTGAAAAGGTGATTCAGTTCTAAGTATAGATCCAGCCGGAGCTTTCTGTGGTATACTAATTACAGCTGTGTCATGAGGTCTGAAAAACTCATCTTCAACCAATAATGGATGGTTCTCAACTAAGTATTTGTATATACTTTCGTTTTTACCAACCCTGATCCTACGCAGATAATAATCATTGTGCCATGCGTGAATACCAGATGAGGTTCCTAGCGCCAGAGATGTTGTCCCTGCAGGCTTCACGGTTGTGCATCTTGCAGCGTTATTAATCCCAATCGCTTTGGCGACTCTTGCGTTTTCTCGTTTTACTAATTGAGCGGCTTTCTGCATGTCGTATCCTAACACCCTGCCAGATCCTATACCCGTCATCGACACTCCTATTAATGCTTCTTTTTCTGTTGTTTCTTTCCATACGTCTCTTAAGTAGTGAAAGTCCGTATATCCAGCTTGTAACGTTCCTATAAACGCAGCTGCTTTCACTCTGTTGTTTAACTCATCTTGTGATTCAATATCACTAGCATTTACTTCACATAGGTTACAAAACTGATATGGTCGTAAAGCTATTTCACAACAAGGGTTTGTACCCCAGTCTTTGTCGTTGTTAAAATATATTCCAGGTTCACCTGCTCCTGATAGTTCTACACGTTTCCACAGATCCATAAAAAACTCTTTAGTTATTTTATGTCTCATAAGTACAGCAGAGTTATTAGCTCTACCTCTTTGTGGGTTTGTTTCCCACCAATTTCCAGACTTCGCTGAGATCATCTCGTCGTCGTCCGCTGAGAACAAGCTTATAAGAGCTGCTCGACGAATCCCACCAGCTAAGACAGCGTCTGCAATATGGCAAACTATATCGTGTGTTTCTATAGTGGAGAGCGTATCTGTTTCCTCCTTTGAATCTAAGACTCCTGTTATTTTTACTATACATTCTTTCAGTGGTTGAGGTCCAGGTGCTTTACCACCAGACGTTACTAACATTGCACCCTTAGGGCGTATATCAGAGTAGTCAAACTCTATACGTGAACTTCTTTTGTCACCAAGATATGATTTCATTAATACTTTAATAGCATCAGCCCAACCTTCAATTGAGTCACCTATTAAAAATCTTCTAGTTCTTTTTTCATAAGGTTTACTAATCATAGGTAGTTTGTCAACGTGATGTTTCTGTACTGAGTAACCTACACCAGTACCACCTAATAATAAAAACATTATCTCATTAAACGAATCAACACTATCGATAGGTAGATATGCGCAATTATATACCCTATTAGGACTAATCTCAATAGGTTTACCACCAAATTGTAGCGATCGCATAGAAGGTAAAACTTTCTTTTCATAAACTAATTTATATGTTTCTTCGATCTGGTCTTTTAAATCAGGATACTTTTTAATATGCATGTCTTTATTTCTAGTAACAAGTTCATGCCATGTTTCTCTTCGGTTTAATTTTGGTAAGTACTTAGCGTACTTCATGTAAACGGTAATATCACTTAGTATCTGATTCGATAGCTCCATGTTCTTTATCTTCTTTAACTTTTTCTTTTACTTTACCTAAAGCATTATCATATTCTGACATTTGCTTTATCGTTTCTAACGTACCAAAAGATACGGTTCTTAAATAATCTAGCTCTTGTATCATGTGTTCCATAACATTAGTCAAGGACTGGATTTTATTTTTCATTTCAATTAAACTTTGTTCTTTCATTTATAAAACATTACAAATACTTTTCTTCCTTTTTCCCAACTTTTATTAGGATATTTACTGTGAAAATAATTAGATGGATAAGACACTAGTCTATTTTTTTTATAACCAATTACAGTATTAAGTTTCCAGTTGTCTAATTTATTAGACTCATTTAAAATTAAGTCATCATATTTTTTTGAAGTCAACTGATCAACTGGTAGACTACAACCTAATTCTTTATGTTCCCACAAAGCAGTACCATTTAACTCATCTAAACCAGGTTCAGACATGTATAGAACTATAGCTCTTGAAGGTAGTTGTCCATTTATTATAGAGTCACAATGTATTCTCCAGTCTGTATCTAATTCATCAGTAGCTATTCTAAAGAAAGATAATATATTTTCTATTCTTTTATTTTCTATTACAGATATTTTATCACACATCCAAGCAGTAAAATCTTCTGGTGGATTCATTATCCAAAATTTCTTATCGCCCGTATCTACTTCTTTAAAATTAACTAAGTATTTATTTAGTGCTTTTAAAATATTATTTCGTAAGAAGTTATCAATTATGTATATCATATTTTTTACTAAACTCTATTAAGTCTTTATATTTTAAATAACCTCTGCTTGTTATACTCCATTCAATAAACTTTTGTAATTGTCTTTCAGAGTATTTACGTCTAGCTAGATCTTTCTTTTCCCAAGAATTAAGCTCACGGTTTCGTCGCATTCTTTTTGATTTTGTGGTTTATACAATGTTGTAGTAGGATAATTTTTCGCCATGTATTTTTTAAACAGCTTCCACCTAAGAGGAAAAGATTCATTGGCTCTACCCTTACATTCAATGACAAAGTTATTACCAATGAAATCAGGTGTGTATTTAAGATTAAGAATTTTTTTATTACCCCTATCTTTAAATTCTCCTTTTCCGTTTCCTGTTCGCTCATAGCTTTTATTAGGCGAGACAAATGAGGGGACTAATTCAAATGTTGTCCCCTCATATTCTGCTTGTATATCAGCATCTTTTAAAGCCGTATACATGTAAGCCTCTAATCCTGACTTAAACTCTATACCATCTACAATTTTTTTCTTGGCTCTAACAGGACCACGCTTTTTACGACGCAATATCCGAGACATAATATGGTAGACCGTTAATACTCTCGCCGTAGACTTTGTCTTTAGCTTCAGCTAGTTCATCTCTAGCTGCTTGTATATATAATATAGCATCCATTAATTCCTCTTGTATATCATTAAGATATCCTGCTAGATCTTTTACGCCTGTTCTACGTTCTTTGTCAAGTGTTTGACCGTACTTGCTGAAACCTACATCTGATCTGCTTACGAACTTATCTACAACTGTTTCAACAACAGGGTCTCTAAATTTAATCTCTTTCTTTACCATAGTAATATAGTATTATTAATATTAATGTTGCAGCTAAATTAGCTATTATTATTCCTAGTGTTGTCATCTTTTACAAATGTTCCGTTAACCATTTTACCGGTGCGTTTTTTTATAACATCATATGCTGAATCAATACAATGTTCTATAGTTACTCCGCCTAAATGAGCCATGTTAGTTAAGACAACAACCATATCACCTATAGCATCTACAAATTCATCTTTATCATCTTTTAACACTGCTCTACCAAGCTCACCAGCTTCTTCCATTAGTTTGCAGAACTGAGTTTTAGTATCACCTTTAGTGTATAAACCTCTTGAACCTGCCCAGTCTCTAATTTTTTGAAACCTATCATCATCGACCCATGCATGACCGTTTTGTTTAGCTGGTCTATCTTTTAATTGATCATAAAACAATTGAGCTTCATTTTTAGCTTCATTTAAGAATGCTTCGTAGAAAGCTTTATTGTATATATAAGATCTTTTCTTATTAAACATGGATGTTGATGCATTTTGCATTATCCAGTCTATTGTTTCTTTAGTTACTTCAAATTTACCATGGATTGTTTCCCATGTTAATCCTATTGAGTCCATCAATCTACCTTTTAGTTTGTTTAAAGGTACAGGAAATGTTGAGGTTTGTTCGGTTGCGTTTACTTTCATTTTAAATAATTGTTTATAAGGTTTAAGGTCGACTTTATAGCCGTAAGACTTTTGAAGTTCTAACTCGCGGCTCGATATATAATCGATGTCATTGCTTTGATCTAGAACTTCGTATTCGTCTAGGGTATACCCCTGTTGTTGTGTAACTCTTTTATTAAGATCACGTGTTTCACCTATCTTTTTACCCGGTATGTGGTATAAAAAGTATGTTATATTACCATCCATATTCATCAGCTCTTGATTGTGCTGGGCCTTTCTCTTTAGAACTCAAGAACTTACCCAGATCTTTATTATATAAATGTAAATTATGTGCAAAATGAAAATAAGATCCTAATTCATAATCTGTCTCCTCTGCAACTAATAATTGTAATTGTGCAAAACAATATTGATCATTACAGAAACCGTACCAGAGATCATTAGATCGCATCGTAACACACATATTCAGATGATTATTAACAACTGTGAATTGTATTGCGTACGTGCATGGAGTATCATACTTATATCTGCCTCTTTCTTTACCATCGTAAATTGATATTGTAGCTTGTCTAGTGTTAGGATCACGTCTTAGCATTTCTATAACTTTATCTAACTGGTAACCTCTTTCCCACTGCCAACCATAATTAGAGTTAACATCACCATGATCGTCTGCCATACGTTTCCATATAGCAGGTACTTTACCGTATATCTCTCCTAATGTCTCTATGTTTCTATCACCTGATAGATACCATCTCCATTCAGCTTCTGCATAATCTTCTTTCCAGTTACGCCATGATTCATTTATAGTCATTTGATCTGGGTTCTCCATTTCAAATCCTATATTAAACAAAGCTTTTGTCCCAGCAAAGTCTTGACCATAGTGCTCTACGCATTGATACCAATACTGGAAAGCTTCATTAGCATTTCTAAATTTATTTGCGAACGTTTTTATCATAATAAAATTTATATAGTTCCATAACTTTAGGCCATAATTCTGTTGGACCATAAGTATTTGGACTTAATTGTTTTCTTCCGTTTACATTTACCTCTATCCAACAGGTCTTGTTTACAAAACCTTTACCGCAAGGTACGGAGTATATTTTAATACCATGTTTTATACACCATTGGTATGCTTTAGTGTTTGCTTTATCCCATAGTGGAGGTTTCCAGTCTATCTTTTTGCCTATTCCCATGGCATTTTTTCTTCTAATTCAGGTTGTACGTGAGGTACAAAACATCCTGACCTTGGTTCCCACGTAAAGAATGCTTCTGCTCCGTTTTCCCCGAGGTTTTGAAACTTACATTTAAGTATCTTGACTTTAGTTGTTTTAGCTTCATAGTCTCTGTGTACAAGCAAACCATGATATGACGCGTCGTACCATTCACCACCACCTTTAATGTTGTACATTGTTGGTTCTTCAATTTTACCATCTTGCGTTTTATACATTTTAGTGGGATGGGCTACTATAAATACTAGCACATCGTATTTCTTAGCAAAGGTTTCAATCTTAGTTAGATACTCCATTGTGTACCTATTAACGTCTTCTGTTTTACAGTCAACATCTCTAACTTTGTTAAATGGATCGATAACTAAACATTTAATACCTTTACGTTTTACAAGCTCAGCTCCTTTACGTAATACAGACTCAAGAGTGTAACGTTCCATATCAATAAAGAAAAAGTTATCATTAACGTGTTCAGCTACTTGATTCCATTTGTCTCCGCCAATATCGCCTTTATCAGGCATATCACCCCATACTTTACGCATTAACTTATGTGCATGTAAATATGTTGGTGCGTTTTCAGGAGATGCAAAAGCTGTTTTCCATTCATATTCTTTATTATAACCTACAACCATTTGATCTACAAAATCTGACTTACCTGAACTAGGTATACCAGTTACAGTAATAAACTGCTTAGTATATGTACTAAAAATTGAATCAAAATTATCAAGGCCAATAGTATGCCCACGTTTAAAACCGTTTCTAACAAAGTCCGTAATTTCATCTTCTATATCTCTAAATGTTGTAACGTTTTCTAACGGTACAGGTTTTGCATTTGTTATACGTGACAATAGCTCTTTAGCTGAGTACTTTAATAAATATTCATTAGCATCTTTGCAATCGTCAAATGTAACTAGATAACAAGTCTCAGCTCCAAGTCTACGTATTAATTCAGTCTGTAGGGCTTGTCCCGGTGCGTCTGAATCAACTGCAATAATGATCTTAGACTTATCCTCAAAATAATCAATACAATTATCTAGATAGTCTAAATTGTTTGAGTTTAACGTAGCTCCATTTGGAACTGATATTGCATTTGTAATTCCTGCTTCATGTAAAGCTAAGACGTCCATCTCACCTTCAACAATAACACAATAATCATAACCTACAATATTATCTATATTATAAAATACTTTTTCAGCTCCTTTATAAAGCTTAAAGTTTTTTCTACCATCTCTGTATTTAACATTAGTAAGTTGTCCACCTACATAATAATTAAACTGAATAGTATTCTCGGCTTTGCCGGTTTGAGGCATATATTCTTTACCAACACTAACTTTTAATTCATCTAGTGTATCTTTAGATATTCCTCTAGTCTTAAACCACTCTAGCGTTTTATCAACTACAAGATCAACCTTTTTAATTTCAGGCATAACATATTCACGTTCAGCTTTGCCTTTACGTTTGTATGTGTGTAATTGAAAAGTGCTATCACAGTTGTGGCAAGTACCGAGACCACGCTCCCAATCATAGCTAGCACATTTTGCTTTTCTATTCTCAGGTTTCCTAGAAGAGGAACACAGGGGACAAGTCCCCTGAGATTTTCCTACGTCTAAGCCGTGCTGATTAAAGTTTTCAATTTGAAAACCATTGATCTCTATTTCTTCGACTTGCATTTAATTTAATTAAAATGGTAGATCTGGTTCAGCTTGTGTTTGTTTTTGTGGCTGTGGTGCTTGACCATTAGCTTCATAAGGTATTTTATCAGGAAAAGTTCCATTAGTCCAAACAACCTTAACATTACCTAAGTATTGCTTTGGTGTTTTAGCTTCTCTTTCCTCTTTGGTTTGATCCATTGTTACTGGTCCTTGGTTACCAAACTGGTCAGGTTCATCATTTACCGTAATTGTAATGGGCAAATACTTTCCTTTCTTACCTTCTATTATTTTTGATTTGTCTATTGCATTTAAGTTAATGCTTGCTTTAATTATTCCTGCCATATTATAGGGTTTTGTTTATAAAATATTGTGAAGAGTCAAACTCTTCTGTGTTATAAAATAGATCATATACTTCTGAAGCTTTTTCAACTTTTTCTTCACCTGACTTGTAAAAGTTAGAAGAGCAGTCGAATAAGCCTATTTGACCACTGTTTTTATCAATGGCTATAAATATAAACTCATATCCAAACAGTTTACTATAAATGTATGCTTGTGAATCGTAATTATACTTTTTAGCATTCCATTTAAAGCCGTCAAGATCAGAAGTGGTTTTAAGATCTATTATTAATTTTTCATTATGATTAACTATATCGGCTTTACCTTTCCACATTTGACCGTAGAGTTCGGTAATAGCAGGTACTTCATATTCGCCTTTTTCTTCTGCGATGAGGTCTCTGCAAACCTTGTTATTCATAAGTGTAGATACTAGAGCTTCAACTTTGTCAACCTCGTGTTGTAACAAGCACATTTCACCACCAGACATTTCTTTATATACCTTAGTGTTTCTGCTACTTGAATCAACAATTTTAAAGTTTTTAATCTTGTCAGGTTCTAGTATAGCAGTGTGAAAATAGCCTCCTACTAAGAAGTGGGCATTTGTCTTACTTGGTTCTTTTAAAGATAATGGGTTTTTAAGTAGTGTAGATATATCTGAATTACTTAAATACTGTTTACCAAAGTCACCATAATAATGCTCATCGATCCTAAGTTTATCTATTATCTCTTGTTTTTTCATAGTGTTAGCATTTCTTCATGCTTTTTTGAGACTACGTATTTAGCTTTAATTGCGGATAAGCTACCGCCTTTTGCGATATACTCTTTAGCTTTAGCTAGTGATTCGTTTGTCATTGTTTGTTTAGCGGCAGTTGCTTTGCCGTGTGTATTAGTTGCATCTGAATCTTGAGTGTCATCAATCAAGAACAGATTACCAAGTGCATACTTTTTACCATATGAACTTGCAGCACCATATCTCTGTGGCATTTGCATACCCTTTTGATCTAAGTCTACACCTACTACAGCTTGAGAGCTTATCTCATCTTTACCATCAGAAACTGTTGCAGTAACCTGCATAACTGGTGGGTCAAATGATACTAACTCTTCGTCTACAGTAACTGTAACTTTTAGCTCCTTTAAAAAGGGTTTTGTTGCTTCGAGAATGTCTTCGGCAGAACGGAAGTTGTACTTGCCGAATGAGTTAAATCTTGATTTTTTTGATTTAAACTCAACTTGGATTTTTGATAATTTTTCGTTAATTGTCATACTATTATAATCACGTATTTATTTGTTAATTTACAATGGTAACTTACAGGTAATCAAGCACTTGCGAGTGATCCACGTTTTCTATTAATTTTTCTACAGCCTGCTTTTTTAGCTCTGAAACTCTTACATAAGCTGACACACCTTTTATGTTTAATCCTGTTGCTATTTCATTAGCAGACCATTTTGGACCTGTTAAACCATAGCTTTTTTCAAGAACAAATAGTTCGTTCCATTCAAGATGTTTAACTAGTAAGCTCATTATATAAGCATTTAGTAAAGTTTCATTGTATGGGTCTGACTTATCAGGTATTTGATATACCATATCTTCATCGTCTTGCTTAGCATCTATTGATAAGAATATAGAATTAAAAAACATTCTAACCATTTTTTCATCTTTACCTTTTCGCATTTCATTTAATTTATGCTCAGGTATACGCATTGTACCTCTGTTTCTATCTATTTCCCTACGTATTCCACCACGTATTCTTTTAGCTAGAAAAGATTTTAAAGTTTTTTCTACGTCTTCAGATTCAAATAATTTATTTCTGTCTATTTTATCTACAGCTCTACACAATTGTACACTACCTTCTTGTATTATATCCATTATAGACATAACACCTGAGGCTTCTTGACTAGTAGCAAATTTTCTACCTATGTTTTCTACTAATGGTAAAAATATTATTTTAAGTTCTTCTGGAGTATAATCTACAAATCTTTTTTGTTTTACACCCTGTATAGAAAGCTTAACATCCTCTTTATACCTTACATAGTTTTTTATATTATACTTTTTCATTCAATAAGTCTTTCTCATCTTTTAGTTGTTGACTCATATTTCTATGTATTGTTCTACTTGAACAGTTTAATAGACCTGCTATGAGGCCTATAGTTATTTTTTTACCATTATGGTTTAAGTCTATCATGCATTGATATATTGACTCTTCATCAATCATATTTTTTCTACCTATTAGTTTACCTACAATACTTAATTTTTCTGATATAGATAAACCAGTACCATCTTTAAAAACTATTTTACGTAGTTTATTTTTTGGTGGTTGTTCAAGATCTTGTTTGTATATATCATTTATAAGACTATTTAATACAAGGTTTGATATATTAAACGTTGTAAAACCATTGTCTTTGTTAGAGATGATCTCTGCTGTTTTATCAAACTTAGTCTTATCCATTGATGGGTTTAAATACCATATAGTTAATAAATGCCATTTTAAAGATCTTATAGTTGTTATTTTAGCTGTAGTATTAAATAGACTGTAGTACCCATAAGTACCTTCGATATAATACCATCCCCAACTATACTCTTTTGTTGGTTTATCTGGTGAATACCTTCGATATACGATGCGGTTGTCATTAAGATATTTCATATTTCTATGTGACACTAGCCTATTACTATTTAATCTTTAGGGCTGTTGTCACACAATGTGTGATAATATAATTCATGTTCATTTTTATAACCATTACTAGCTATAACTTCATCTAACCACATTTGGCTATAATATAATACAAAGTCTTCATTTTTATTCATATTAAGGATTTAATAATAATAAATATCTGTTATATTTTAAATATAACTCTCTAGTAATATTATCTACATTACCGTATTTACACGCTTGTTTACATATCGTGTTTCTTAATTCAACTACACGCGCTTCGACATAGTAAACATGGTTTCTATATCTTAAATACTTTATTAGTTCGTGTTTGTAGTTTCTCATACCTACGAAAGCCCATACCGTTTCCAGTATGAGCTCCCTCTCATCCAATTGGCTCTTTATTGAGGTTATTCGTAGTATTTGTCTAATAACAAATGAGCAACTTCTTCGCTGATCATGTTGTCATTATATAATTTCCATATTAATTTTCTCATGATTTATCTTTTACCATTTCTTCTATTATAACAAAATATCTTTCTGCTAATTCATCTTTTTCATTCATAGTTTCTAATACATTTGTATAGCGGGTGTCTGTAAGAACCTGC